AGTTGAGATGTTCATGTCTTCATCAACCCAACGAAACATGGCGGTATCGATAGTTTCTAAGGTAGACGCCTGGAATGGTATCTCCTCTCTGATGATCGACGGATCTTCTACGCCTGTATAGGAAGCATCCTTCTTTGGACGACTAGAATAGTAGCTTGGCTTCTTACTTGGCATTGAACACTCCCTGGCGCGCTCTTATGCATTTCGCTGCAATCTCAATTTTGTGATCTTCTTGTCCAAATAACAATTTTGGCTCTTCCAAAGTTACAATTTCATAATAAAGTTTTTCAAATTGCACAAAGTCGCCCTCTCTGACAAAAACATTTTGATCTTCTGTGAGTCTCCTTTTATGAAAATGGATCATCAACGAAGATCTTCTATCAACGCCATATTTGCTTGTCTCAGTGGTTTGGCCTTGCCATTCTACCAAAGCGTGCACACGAATAGGTGGCAGGAAGCTCTTTTTAATGGCTTCCCCATACAAGCTATGAAAATTTGTTCTAGCGAGGTCGATTGGAAAATACAGTATTGGCTGGCCAATAACTCTTTCAATCAGTTCGTCATTTACCTGCTTTACCAGGTCCTTTTCTTTTTTGCCCGTAAAAAGAGGCGGTGGCGGAGAGGCTGGCCTTGACCATTTGTTGTCTGACATAGCGAAAACCCCTA